CCAGCATCCAGAAGCGAATGGGGCAAGCTCTTGTCAAAACCCTTGTAGTCTCCACAAAACCAGTTGTCCTTCTTGATCCGTTCCATTCCAGCCTTGAAAATCGTGTCCATGTCCAGTGAGCAGGGGTTCGAGCCGATTGCGCAGCTCGTCTCTGCCCAGTACCTTGCCATAGTCGCTTGCACGTGTCCAGTCATCTGCCTGACCTTCACCCAGAGGGCGAGGGGACAGGCATACACCACTCTCACCTTGCCGTCGATCACCTTCTGAATGGGCCTAAGCTCATCCTTCAGGTGTGCAACAAAGCGCACATCCACGTCTTCCTCAGTCATGTCGCCAATCAGGTATTCGTCCAGCTTCTCCAGCTCAGCCCTCAGCGCAGGGGACATCTCCACATGCCTCGTTCCATCCACACAGTCCGTGATCGAAACATGGGTCGTCTTTCCTCCCTTCGATGTCTTGCACAGGGGCCAGCCAGCACTCGTCGTCAGATTCACACTCGGAATAACTCCGGGGATTCCACCCAGAGCTTCTTCCTCACTCATCACTTCAGGCAGCACGTCAAACATCATAGCCGTTTCCAGGTTGTCAACACAAGCATCCACATACGGGGTCCAGTCCACTTCCACAGTGTTGGGCTCAGTCTCGGCAATCTCGTCAAAGATTCGCGCCATCAACTCAACCTCAGACACAGGGTCGTCACTCAGCTTCCACGTGGCAGGCGCCTTCTTCGCCTTCCACGGCACATCAAACTCGCTCCTCTTGATAGATGATTTCCCGGAGGATCTCACCATCTCAGAGCGCGCCAGCTTCATCGTCGCCTTCACGTTCGGTTTTGCCTTCAGTTGCGTCGGGGTCACGGGGGGCCCGTTGAACACAACCTTCGTTTCCAGTAGATCAGTCGTCAGGATAGTCGGAATTCCCACCTTGCCACCGTCTCCGTAGCTGTGGAATCCGAGGAGTCGTCCAGAGTATGCTGTTCCCACGATTATGACTGGCTTGCCACAATCGCCGGGTTCGAAGTGGCCGTCATACGTCACCACATCACACAACTCAAAAATCCTCGGCTTCCCATTCTTCATCTTCGGTCCAGTCACAGTAATCGGCTCATGAGTAAACCTCGCCGACCGCCCTCGGCCATCATTGCCCACCTTCACATGGAAGCGCTCAGGCAGGTTGATGTACTCCGCGGGCGATAGGAGAAACTTCTTCATGTTCTTCTTCGCTTGCACATAGCCGGTCAAATCCACAATCGCCACATCAGCAAAGCTGTCCACTGAGATGAGCACGGGGTCCACTTGGTACACCTTCTTTCCAAGCGTGATCTCCACATACCTCGGCTCCCACAAGTGTTCAGCCTCTCCAATGGGCACGGGGTCGCACACGAAATGGGCATTCATGTACAGCTTCTCACCACTCTGGAACGCGTTCGCAGTCACTCCACCATCGATTCTCACGTCCACAAAGTGGCTGTCCAGGTCATGCGATTGGGTCGATACCATTGGCCGTCCAGTCACCATCTTCCTCTGCAGGGGCAGTCTCCTCTGCTTAGCCGAGGGGGCCGATTGAGTCTCGACCGCCCCATGGCACACAAAAGAGTCCTTGTTTCCGAAAAGGCCTGACAGGAGTTTCCTCGCAGCAAGCAGTCCAGCAGCAATCAGTCCAAGTTTGACAAAGGTGGTTGCCCACCTCGCCAGGTCCGTATCATTCGGGTCCAACGTAGTATCGAACATCCTCGCTTCCTCTCGCTCTCGCTCTTTCTCCAGAGGATCGATCGAGTCTTCGTCACCACCAAGCAAGTCCGGTTCATCGTCGTAGTCGCCTTGTGCAGAAAGGTAGTCGTCATCCGAGTCCGAGGGGGGTCCCCCGAACACCTTCTTCCTCAGCCATCCGAGAGCACTCTTCTTCTTCGGAGGCGTCACTGGCATCTCCTTCACAGTCTCAGCTCCTTCACTTTCAACATCACTTCCTTCACGATCCGTCTCAGTCTCAGACAAGTCCATGCGATGCCGCACAGACTCCATCTCCATGTCCTCCTGAATCGCTTCAGAGAAGAAGTCGTCGATCCTGGTCTGCCTTTCAGCAGGCTTCGGAACGGCGTCCACAATCAAATCAGCGATATCTCTCACCACGATTTTCTCAGCAGGCTTTGCGACAGCGGCCGCAATCACCTCTGAGGCTTCCTTCACCACGACCTTCGCCTCCACCGGGGGGGGGGGGCAGGGGTCGCGGCAGACACCTCAACACTCGCACTCTTCACGTCACAGTTGGAGCCTCGATCCAACGGCAGCTGCTCCCAGTCGGGACCAAGAGCAGCCCTCACTTCCTCTCTCTCCAGCTCTCGCTGGTCCTTGAACTTCAGCTTCTTGAGGGCGTGATTGATCCATCCAAGCGTCTCGGGGTCCAAGCAACACACATTCACCTTGTCAATCCCGTACGCCCAGCAACACTTCAAGAAGTGCATGAAGCACGACGCAGCCTCCGATCTGTCCCAGCCAAACGCTCCAGCACCACCAACTACTGCTCCCACAGCCTTGTAGTGCTGGCCAATCAGCTGGGCCAATCGGTCATACGTCTTGTACGCGAATCTGTTGCGGGTCATTGTGTCGCTCCTCGGGAAATGCATGTTAAAGATTGCTCTTTCCTTGCCCGAGTAGTACGACACGCTCCCAATCTTCGCAGTCATCTTCTTGTGCGCGTTGTTCTTGCTCCATTTCCGGTAGTTCGGGTACTTTTCCGCGATGGCCAAGGCCACCCCGGATCCATGTTCTAGCTTGTGGTTCACAGAGTTCACAATCGCATGAGAGTTGCAGTCGACAATGTTGGTCGCAGTCGTGACTACATACATCCCACACGGGAACTCCCAGGTCCTCGTCTGCTTCGTTCCAATCGGCTTCCCCTTGATCTTCAAGGTTCCCTCTGCATAAGACTTGCTCGCAAAGCACTTCTCACACAGGTTGATCTTGTTTCCCAAGTGGCTCACAGTCTCCACGGTATCCTCACTTTCACACACCTGGCACACAGCAGCCTGCATGCGCATACGCCGGGGCGTTGCACGCACGACATCATCACTCACGGCGTTGAACTCGGTCTCCCAAGCCTCATCCTCAGCAAACTCACTTCCCAGCAGCTCAGTCTCCCACTGCAGATGCTGCGCATAGGACGCAGCCAAATGCTTCACAAGCTGGGGGTAAGTCATCTCTTCTCCAGACAGCTTCACACACATCCGGTTCACAGACACATGGTTCAAGAACGGGTGCTTCAGCGTAAACCGCAGGTGCGGGAACGCGTTACCACTCGTCTTCTTCGCTTTCGCCTTCTCAGCATTCAGTGTTCCGTCGGGGTTGGCAAAATCAGGGTGCAGTTTTACGTGCACCAGTCGGTCTCTTCTTCTCCACACGGGCATCGACTCGGACACGTTCACCTTCGGGTAGCCATGGTTAGACATACACACGACGGCACGCGGTCCGAACGACACTCCTTTCGCTTCGAGCTCAGCCTTGGGAGGCGTGAACTCACCGTTCGACATCAGAGTCAGCCAGCTCGACACAACAGCTCCTTCAGTGTCCTGAACCAACAGACATTCATCCATCAGCAATCCTTTCGCATCAGACCTCACACTGTCCCAGTGGGCGCTTCCGCCAACCAGGGTCGTCGTATCCTTTTTCGTGATCTTGAACGCTTCGTACATCAGGTGGCTTGCAGCCACAGTCTTTCCAATTCCACCAGCACCAAACAGCCAGGTGCAGAACGGGCGGATTCTCACGGGGGGCACACTCGTCTGAGACACAATACTCTGCGCAATGCGCAACAAATGGTTGTAGTTTCCTATCGCCATCTGCTTGTATGAGTCTCTCACTCCCTTGAAAATCAGCTCGGCACCTTCTTCCAGCAGCATGTCCACGTAAGCCTTGAATGCGGGGTTCATCAGGTTGTTTCCATTCTTTCCATGTTTCACCAGTACACTCGATTTCTTCAGCCATCTGTCCAGGGTCGGTTGGTCAGCAGCGTTGGGCTGGAACAGTTTCCTGAACCAGAACACCACAGACGCGGGTAGCAGGGTTGATGCAAGCTCGACAACTCCAGTCGCAGCAGTTGCAATGCTAGTCCACATCAGCAGATTCTTGCCAAACGCCACCATGTCTTCAGCATCAGTCGGCCACTTGCCAGTCATCAACGCGCCGATCACTCCCATCATGAACGGGAGCACCGGTTTCACTCCATCTTGCATCTCCATCGGCAGCTGGAAGCCATGATATCTGAGGGCGGGCCATCTCGGGTATGCTTTATACATAGTCGGAGATAGTCCCTCAGCATCACGCTTCCAGCTGGCGAACGCATCCATCGCATCACTCGCACACGATCCAAAGTCCTGCTTCTTCACTCCTCCAAGCGTCCTCAACAGCTTCGCCCACTGCTGCCCTTTGTCGGGGCAGTTCTTCACAAGGTACTTAGTGAAGTGTGACACGAGTTTGGGTCCTTCGTGATTCACAGCTTCACCAAGCCACAGGGTAAGTTCATGGGTTGACTTCTTTCCTTCGTAATCTTGCACCCAGAGCTTGAAAGCGGTCCTAGCCTGTTCCCAGTCTAGGTTGTTGAACTTCCAAGAGAGCTCCAGGGTTTGCTCCTCAATCCAGAACTTCGTCTCCTCAGGCACACGCACACCAAACACACACAAAGCCTTCTCCAAAAGTCTCGTCCAGGTCGTGAAACTGAAGAAACCAAGGGACCACAGCATCGTGACAATGAGTCCAACAGACGCCCCGCGAAGGGCGAAAGCAGACACACCGACACAAGCAGACACTGCAGACCTCAGCATATCCAGCACATTTCCAAGAGTCGTTTGGATTCCATCGCACACACCTTTCTCCAATATAGGGGAGAAAGCAGTCATGATTCCGTCAATACAACCCTGAACCCACTCTTTCAAGAGGGAAAAGGGCTTCATGACCCACTCAGTCACAGTTCCAAGACCAAACGCGTTGAAGCGCATGATCGGGGGGTAGGCATACGGCATTTGTCCATCCTTGCACAGTTTCTCAAACAGGAGGCGGCTCGCACAGTCACGGGCCTCAACCTTCTTTCGTCCAAATCCGGTCGCAGTGAAGCGCAAGCGCTTCGCTGCAATAGTCACAGTACACATATATCCTTGAGAGTCGCCATCGTAAGCAAATTCCTGGCGGAATTTGTTGTCGATACACCAGTCAGACATCACACTCACAATGTTCACACAGGGCAGGAGCAGCACCATATATTGGGGCTGCTTCTTCACACACAGATTCCACAGTTTTCCAAGCGCATCATACTTGCTACGGTGCTTCTCAGCATTTGTAGCACTCTCAGTCAGCACGTTTCCGTTGATCGTCGTCGTCGCAACAGTCTCCCACACGGGGGTGTGGGGGGTTTCCGGTCGAATATTTCTCACAGTCAATTTCGGTTCCAAAAGAGTCGTCAGCATCACAGAGTCACTTCCAAACGGGGTCGCAATTTTCAATTCGTCATGCATTTTCATCGTTGCCAAATCATCAGCCAATTTTTCCATCTTCTCAGGCGTATACAAAGCCACATTGTCCAGAAATTCTTCTTCACACTCACACAGTCGTTGTTTCACGCAGCAGTTGGGCCTCTTGCAAGGCCGGTCCGGGTGGTTCACCTTACAGCAGGTGGGATGGGCATCAGCAAAACTATGCCCCTTCATGATCACTTCTAACACTTTCTTATGCATTTCTTGAGCCATTTTGAAATTTTCTTGTTGATTTGCAGATTCGTTTTTGGCGAAAATAATAGCGGGGTAGGCGTAATTCACAGTTGCTAGTTGTTGTATTGGCATTACGGTTGACAGGTTTGGGACCTTTCAGTCATTCCATCGTCTATTTA